AAATGTCTATGGCACAGCTATAACGCCCCAAACACGGACTTACGGGCCTATGGGCCTACCCCCATCCCCCAGGGTCTGCTGGGGACCCACCCCCACTTGCCGATGGGACCCTTACCTGAGTAAGATACAGATACGCACTTAAGGATCACTCCCATGAACCCCTTCACCCGTATGCGTTTGCAGCACGAAGCCGACCACGCCCCTGGCGGCATCTACGACCGCATGGCCAACTACGAAGGATCTCCTGAATACCAAGCGATGTTGGAGCGCAACGATGGCGTCGCTCCCGGTGGAGGTGCCACCAAGCCCTTCACAGAAATCGGTCCTCGTGGCGGCCGCTACACGATGGCCACCACCGCCAACGGTCGTCCCTACCGCCGCTACTTCTGATGGGCTACTACCGCCGCCACTACCCCAAGCCCTACACCGAGTACCGCACCGACTCCCGCGGGCGCCGCTACAGCGTCTACCACGGTGAGTTCGACGGCTGGGACTGGGGCATCCCCCTCTTCCTCGGCGTGATGCTTGCGCCCTTCACCTACCTCCTCTCCATCCCCCTCGCCGCCATCGTGATCGCTGCCCTAACCCTCTCGAAGCGCCGCTACTAACCTATCTAGGTATCTGCGGCACTTGGCGTGAGCGTTCTGGCGGGCATTGCTGGCGGCTACATCCTCGAGCGCCCCGAGCCCACCGGCACCCGCTGCACCGAAACCTACGAATCACTCCGCTGGCGCATCTACGACACCCTCCTCCCCGCCCAGCGGGAGTTCGTTGACGACACCGACCACAAGATCCTGGGCTACTGCGCCGGCTTCGGCGCCGGCAAGACCTACGCCCTCTGCGCCAAGGCCATCTGCCTGGCCATGGACAACCCCAAACGGGTCGGCGCCGTCTTCGAGCCCACCAACATCATGCTGCGCGACGTCTGGCTCCGCAGTTTCGACGACTTCCTCAACACCTTCCAAATCGACTACGACTTCCGCGTATCCCCCCAGCCCGAATACGTCCTCCATTTACCCCACGGACCCACAACACTAATTTGTAGAGCCACCGAAACCTACAATCGCATCCGTGGCCAAAACTTAGCCTTCGTATTAGCCGACGAAATTGATACAAGCTCCCAAGAAATAGCCCAAAAAGCATCAGAAATGATGCTGGCCCGTCTCCGCGGCGGCGACAACCCCCAACTAGCCGTGGCCTCCACCCCCGAGGGCTACCGCTGGATGTACCGCACCTTCGTGGAGCAAGGCGACAACGACGACCGCCGCCTCATCAAAGCCAAAACCACCGACAACCCGCACCTACCCGAGGGCTTCATCGAGTCGCTCTACGCGAACTACGACGCCCAACTGATCGCCAGCTACATCAACGGCGAGTTCACCAACCTCGCCAACACCACCGTCTACCACCCGTTCGACCGCGACCGTCACTGGTGCGACACCGACCCCACCCCCGACGACCGTCTGCTGGTCGGCGTGGACTTCAACGTCGGCGCCTGCTTCACCCAAGTCATCGTCCGCCGCGGCGACGAGTTCCATGTGGTCGACGAGCACTACCCCAAGGACACCCCCGCGCTGATCAACCTGCTCAACGACACCTACCCCCAGCAGGTGGCGGCCGGCAACCTCGTCGTCATCCCCGACGCCGCCTCCCGCCAGCGAACCACCACCAACGCCAGCGAATCCGACCTCTCCCTCCTGAAAAAGGGCGGCTTCCAGATCAAGGTGCAATCCGCCAACCCCCAAATCAGCGACCGCATCAACTCCGTCAATGTGCTGCTCCTGGCCGACCGCCTGAAGGTCCACAACCGCTGCAAATACCTCATCAAGTCGCTGGAACAACAGGCATACGACAAGACCGGCAAACCAGAAAAAGGCATCGGCGGTCTTGATGACATCTCCGGCCCTGTAGACGCCCTGGGCTATGCCATCAGCTACCTAGCTCCGTTGCGTCGCTGGACCGTCGGCGGCAGCAAGTTCCGCGTCTACTGACGCACTTAGACTGCTTCTATGGCAACTTCTGGCTCCACCTACCAAGGCAAGGACTGGTCTGGTGGCCAGCCCGGCGTCCCTGTCGGTCGGCCCGACACACCCACCAAATACCCCTATCCGATCCCCAACGGCTCCAGGGAGGACCCCAGCCTGCGCAGCGGCGCAGTCCTCGGGATGATGCCCTTCTGGCAGGTGATCAACCTCTGCGTCGGCGGCACCAAATCAATCCGCTACAACGCCGAGACCATCATTCCGCGCGAACCCGAAGAGCCCGACGACGCCTACCAGCGCCGCATCTTCCACGCCGTCCTGCCCCCATTCCTGCAGCGCCTCGCCAGCCAGGCTGCCGGCACCATCCTCCGCAAGGGCATCCACCTCGAAGGCGGCGATGAAGCCTTCTGGTCCGAATGGATCAAGGACGTAACCGGTGACGGCACCAGCCTCAACGTCTTCGCCCGCAGCATCCTGGTCGACAGCCTCCTGTACGGACACACCTCCGTACTGGTCGACTATCCAGACGGCGACGTCCCCCGCACCCTCCTCGAGGAACGGCAGCGCACCGACCGGCAGCCCTACCTCGTCAACATCAACGCCCAACAGATCCTCGGTTGGCGGACGCTGGGCAAACGTGCCGACGGGGAGGTCGAACAGGTCCGCTACATCGAGCAGGTCGTCGAACCCGAAGGCCGCTTCGGCGAATCCGTAATCGAACAAGTCCGTGTCCTCGAAGCCGGTCACTGGGAAGTCTGGCGCCGCGACGAAGCCACCCCCGAGGGCTGGAGCCAGCACAGCAGCGGCACCACCGACCTCGACGTCGTTCCCCTCGTCACCGTCTACAGCAACCGCCTCGCCACCCTGGTCAGCCGCCCCCCACTGCTGGAGGTGGCCTACCTCAACCTGGCCTACTGCCAGCGCTTCACCGACTACCACCACGCCATCCACGTCGGCGCCCAGCCCATCCTGGTGCTCAAGGGCTTCGACGAAGACAACGGCCGCCCCCTCGGCCTCTCCGTCAACACTGCGGTGTTGCTCCCGCCCGACGGCGACGCGCTGTATGTCGAGCCCACCGCCAACGCCTACGACGCCCAGCTGAAGTGCCTCCAAACCCTGGAGGAGCAGATCAGCTCGCTGGGCATCAACACGCTCACCAAGCAGAACATCACCAACGCCGCGGCCGAAGCCAAGCGGATCGATCGCGTCGACAGCGACTCGATCATGGCGATCATCAGCGAGGATCTCGCCCGCGCCATCCAGAAGATCGTCCGCATCGCCGCCGACTACGCCGGCGTGGAGCCTCCCGAGATTTCCATCCCCACCGACTACGAGAACAAGCTCCTCGACGGCAACCAGATCACTGCCTACCTGCAGCTGTTCATGCAGGGCGCGATCGACCAGGAGACGCTGCTGCGCATCCTCCAGGAAGGCGAAGTGCTGCCCAGCTACATCGACATCCAAGAGGTCATCACCAAGGCGCAGGACTATCTTGACGAGCAGCTGGCCCGCGAAGTCGAGAAGGCCGACGCCCTGGCGGAAGTCGCCGCGGCCAACGCACCCGAACCGGCGCCCGGCAGCCAATCCACCAGCACCGGCGCCAAGCAGGGTGGTGTGGCCTCCGGCAAAGCCGCCAAGGGCAGCAATATCGGTAGCCAGACGCTGCCCACCCCGCTGCGGCCCGGCAAGCACAAGCCGAAGTGAACAACGACGCCTACCTCAGGCGTATCGACAGGGAACTTCGTCGCATCGAGCGCGAGGTATTCGCTGAGCTACGCCCCCTGCTAATAACAAGCGTGGTGGCGATTCGCCGTCTCATCAGTCTCAACATCCCCGACGAGGGCCTGGCCCGCAACCTGGCCTACACCACCATCAAGCCACGCCTCGAAGAAGCGCTGGTGACCTTCAACGACACCTTCGCGCTGCGCCTATCAGCCGCCCTGGAGCAGCTCCAGACCACGACGCTCGGCATGGCCTTCGATCACCTGCAGAGCGACGGCGTTCCTTTCGTTTTCATTACATCCGACCAGTGGCTCGACGAAGTTCGGGTCTTCGGTGGCTGGACGCTGCGCCAATACTTCCAGCGCCGCAGCCCCTCGCAGTTCATGAAGGAGATCCTGCGACTGGTGGACCGCACGGTGCAACGCGGCCTGATGCAGGGCCTCTCCACCGAAGAGATCGCCCGTCAGATCGTGCCCGAGGTTGTTGCCAGGGGCGGTCGCCCCTCACTGACGATCCGCAAGGGCACCATCCTCAACGCCATCCGCAACCGCGTCGAGGGCACCATCGCCCAGGCCATCTGGACCGTCGCCACCCACTCCGAGCGTCAAGTTTGGCAAGAAGCTGACGTTCGCCAGTGGATCTGGAGCGCCATCCTCGACGAGAGGCTGTGTCCTATCTGCGCCGCACTTGACGGCAGGATTGAGGAAGACCGCGACGACTACGAATATCTGCCCCCTCGGCACGCCAACTGCCGCTGCCGGATCTTGCCCTTCACCCTTACTTAGAGTGGTCAAAGCACCCGCATAACTGCTTTGGCGTCGTGGATTCCTGGCCCTTGGACACCCAAACCGGGCCAGCAACCGCTGCCGGAATCGCCGCACCAAGCAGCGATCGCCGAGCCCAAACCGAAGCGGCGTTCCGCCAAGGAGTCCGAAACGAATGGCTGACCTACAGGAAGTCCAGGGCGGCGGAATCCGCGACATCCGCCAGGTGGACCCGGACGGCTTCACGCTGATCACCACCGACGATCGCGTCTTCCGCATCGCGCTGCCGGAAGGCCGCGTCGGCCCTGAGGGCCCCAAGGGTGAGACCGGCCCTCGCGGCGAACGCGGCGAGATGGGCAGCCCCGGAGCCGACGGCCGCGACGGCCGCGATGGGATGAACGGCAACGACGGCCGCAACGGCACCAGCGTCGACTTCGCCCAGGTCCTCAAGGACGGCTCGCTCGCCCTGATGCTGAGCACCGGCGACGTGATCAACTGCGGCAAGGTGGTCGGC